GCCAGATTCTCCAAAGCTCATCAAGCAGAAATAAGGCGCTTTTAGGCTGTTCTAGCCATAGATGATTATTTTCTTTTTTTGCTAATTCTGTAAGGTCAATCGGGCGAACGTCGGCATCGGGATAACGTTCAAAGGCAAGAGGTTTTAGAGGAATATTTGTAACAATGGTGCGCTTTTCTTCAAGCGCCTGGATGATGAAAAGCTCTAATGCTGAATAGCTTTTACCGTGACCGGGTAGACCAACAAGGCCTTGTATAGACATTTAAGCAATTAATGCGAAAGTTTCGCAACGATCGCAGCAGATAATATCGGTTTTTTGTTTAGATAGCCCTAGTTTTCGCCAATCTGTTAAGGGGTATTTTATATGTACCTCAGCCATAAACGGAGTTTTACATTTACATATTCTGTAAGGAAGTAAAGGCTTTAATCTAATGAAGTATTTTGATGAATCAAGCATAGTTTTAACCGATTATGGGCAAACGGCGAAGGATGAAACGAGCCAGCAAGGCGCAGAGCATGACACGGAGAGCAAATTCAAATTGGATTAGAGAGAAAATCCAGGCAAGCCATTGAAAAACGCCGCCAGAGGATAAGGCAGAAGCGAGCCAGGAGAAGGCGCTGACAGCTTCGGTTACACAGCAAGGGTCAGGGATGACAGATATTAGGTAGATGAACCCTTCTACGACCATACCCCAGATTTTTTCGGCAGCGTATGAAACCAAGTCGATAAAGAATTGATAGATATCTTGTAGCCAGCCCATGTTGTTACCTATGCAGAGAAAAAGAGGAATAGAGCAGCAATTACCCAAACAACACGGGACATGTTTTGGATCAGTGTTGAATGGTTGGCGATGATTTCACAATGTGCGTTAGTTGAGAGTGAGCCGAACCAAGATGTACCAGTATCGAGGACAAGACCTGGACAGTTGCCAGAACCGCCAAAGTTCATAGCGCGAATTTGATTAATTCCGTCTATGGCTGGATAGTCATTAAGTGCAGCAATTAAGGCTTGGTTTGATTCGGTGATTGATGAGGTGTTTCCGAAGTTGGGCCCCTGCCCCGTGTCAATATCGTTTTTGTCTATTCCGTCTGGTGTTCCATCGTTATCAGCATCGGTTACAGATCCATTATTGTCATTTCCTTCATTGTCGCCAGTAATGCCTGGGGATGGATAATTATTGATAATATAAGTTGTTCCCCGACCAGCAGCAGCCAAAGCCCGCGCGGCTTCATTTTTCCAATATTGGGCCTCAGTAGCTTTATTTTCTGCGATACCTTGTTTTGTATTGTTTAGATCAATTGCATTATTGGCTGAATTCGCATTATTTGAGGCAGTACCGGCAGCAGTGGAGGATGTTGCAACTTTTGAGGATGTAGATGTTGCGGTTTGAAAATCATTTAAAGCTGTTGCCATCGGAGCCAGTGTTTGAGGCGATGGATTATTGTTGTAGGCCGTTGATGCTGAATTGTAGGTATTCTGTTTAGTAACAACATCGGCGTCGACTGTAGATTTTATTGTAACCGCAGCGGAAGCAGAAGCGGCAGCAGAGGTGGCGGCAGCTTGTGCATTTTGTTTTTGCTGGGATGTTGTAGGCAATTGTAAGACATCATGCGCCGCTTTATCTGCGGTTGAGTTACTGCAAAATTCTGTAGTTTTAATACAATCGTTTAATGGTTCACAGGCTATTGTATTAGGAGAACCGCAAACAAGACTAGGTAAATCAGGCTCCTTACAAGTGCCAGTATTAACGTCAAAATAAGGATTTACGCCGGTTGGATTTGTAACGTGACATTTTATCTGAGCTACGCAGGTATTAGACGCATTTTTATATAGTCCAGGGGGGCAATCTTGGATTATGGTTGGTTGTGGCGGTGGATTAAAGGGTGAATCTGTGAGGGTTTTGCCAGAGGCTATAACGGCGTCGTGCTGGGCCTGGGTTAATGTGTTACCGAAGAAACGCGAACAATTTGGAAAATTGCCGGAACCTGTTGGTGTTTTGCAATAATACGAATTATTGGCATTTGTTGCAATTTGGGGCGTCAACCCTGAGCCGTATGAACTACAAACAGCGCTAGGACTTGCAGAAAAATAAAGATATCTATTGTTAGGGTCATGGCCTAATGTGAGACAACTTGAAATCGAGCCTGATAATGTAACTGGTAGAGTGGCTGAATTAACGGAAAGCGACAAAAGCGAGAGCCAAACCCACGCAATAAAACGCCCAGTAGTAAAGATTTTCCATTGATTTGACCTCATATTTTTTTGGCTCCTGTTTGCTGCCCTAACCAGCAAACATTTAAAAATTAACGGCGGATTTTAGACAGAATCAAAGAACCGCCGCGCATGACGATGAAAACACCAGCCAATGCAGCCATGATTGTTAACAGAGAGCTGATAACAGTGGAGAAGTCAACAGCAGCGGTTAGGGTAGTAAATGCTGGAGGCTCAGCGAAGGCAGGAAAACCGGCAGTCATAAATACTGCGGCGATGAACATAACAATATAAGATTTAAAGCTTTTCATAAATCACCTATTAGTAAAGTTAAATTAAAAAAACCCCGTAGGGATACAGAAAACAACAAAAGTATTTATTGTTTAATGTTTGTTTTATGTCTGATTGCCTCAGTATCTTCGGCAATCAGACATTAAAAAAATTATTTAGAATCACACCCAGGCGCAACAGGACGAAGACCGGAATAATTAAAAGCGTTAGGGGCTTTTAGTTAATGGGTGTGATTTTAGATAGTATTTTTAATCGTCGAATTCGTATTCTTTTTTTAATTTAATTAGTCCTGAATTGTAGGCGTCATTTGCGTCACCCCAATCCTCGTCAGGGCTATAAGGTTTACCATCCATTGTTTCGTAATAATCGGAAGGTGTTCCCCCGGTTATTTTGGATAATATTAATTCACCGCCACGGATAACTATAAAAACTCCGGCGAGGGCTGCCATGATGGTTAATATTGCTGATAAGGCTGTTGAGTAATCAACCTGAGCAGCTAGATCAGATAGGGTTTGGGCATATACGCAGGGATTTTGTTCTGTGGATGGTTCGCCGGGTGCGCAGTAATTTTGTGTGCTCATAGTCTTTTACCTTTAATTGTTTCTAATATTATCCGACCACACATAATGACTAGGAGTGGAACGCCTGCGACGATAAAACCGTTCCCGATTGCACTTAATACTATCGACGCGTCGAGGGTTGACGGGTCGAATATTTGAGCAGTATCAAGAGCTATCCAAGAACCGGAACACGTTAAATCTGGAGTTGTTCCGGTAATGGTTAAAATTCCGTTGCAGGCGAGGTATTGCATAGTTATTACGCTGCCTGTGTTTTGTCTTTATTCGTTGAAAACAAATTAGGCTTTTCGGGTTGGGCCTTATCAGTTAGTTCAAAGTTTGCTTGAACGTCTGGATCGTGGAATATGTGACCATCTTGAATACTAACAAACGGGCGGCCGTTCATCTCACCACGGCGAATAGGCACCATCAAAATCTTACCTTTTGACGTGTTGAATTTTTGCAGTCTTGCGGCATCGAGTTTAGAGACGTTCAAGTTTATTAATTCAGGCTGGACAGTTCGACAACGTGCAGTCATTCGGATTTCGCCGTTATCAAGTTTAGTTTCTGTAATGTCATCAATTAGTAAAGGCAGGTAATCAGCCATTAGTTTGCTCCTGGGTTAAGCGACTAAGCGCAAGTGGTTTGGGAAACGGTAAAAATCTGGGGCTTTAAGGTCGCGGCGTTGAATATCTGTAACTTGTTTAACGATAACGGGCGAGAAAGTTAAAAGATTGCAAGGTTTTGCAATGTCTATGCCGATCTTGCGAAGGCGCGCGCGGTGGGTTTGAACTTGTCTGTTCTCAATATCGTAGTTTTGGCCGTTCATCCAGTTGAGAGCGTAAAGGGCTGTTATGTTTGCGGCTTTGGTATTAGTAACAATTGAATTATCTAGTAAAGACTGGGTAATGGTTTGAATGTCCATATGTGACACCTCAAGTTTTTTATCTAAGTGAAAAAATGTATTAAATAATGAATCTAAATGTGAGAAATCAGAATATTGGTAATGTTGTAGTGAATGTCTTTTTAAATAAGGCGAATTGAGCTTTAGCTCAAACCGTGCGACACCCTCGGCATCACAGTAGTTTTTTAGATCAGATAGATATTTGTATTCTTGTGAATCTTCGCCAAATTTACGGCGAATTTTTTCAAGTGAATGTAAACCAATATCGTGGCCTTTATCGTACACACTGGCGTAAATTTCGCGGGCGTGACCTTGTTTGCTTACCCAGTCAGCGGTTTTGCCATTTGCGTGTAAGCGACCCATGCGATTACGCCAAGGCTGATTAGATATAGCGCGTAAATAGGTGTCAAGTTGACCATTGCCGCCGACAGATACGTTGGCGGTGATATGCATCGTTGTGAAGTGACAGCCAGTCATAACGGGTTGCATTGAAGTTGATCCGTCGGCATGTTCGACTTGTATTAGACCGTGGAATTTTGCCGGTACAAGCGGAGGGATTCCGAATTGTTCAAGGATTCCGTTATAAACACTAACGCATTGTTCAAGGGTTTTTAAACCAAACAGGTTATCAATTCGGTTGAACCTGGAAGGATTACCGGAAATATAGACGCGGCGGCCAACCACTTGAATGGTGATTTTGGTCGAGTAACTGCCCCCATGATCGTGGGGACGTTGGCGTATTGTTGAGTATTGTTCTTCACCTGATTCAGTTATATCGACGTTACAAAAGCCGTTTTTAGAAATGAACGGAAGCGGTTCGTCGTAGTCTTGATAGCAATCTAACCAATCGAAGAAAAAAGGCGCGTTCATAGCTGGTCAACTATTGAACGCGCGGAGCGAAGGTATTGGGATAAAAACGGGTCGGAGTCGCATATGTAGCTCAGGCCGAGTAATTGCAATTGTGCGGCTGATTTTGGACTTTCGACGCCTTGGAAAATCGTATCGCCACGATGGGCGCGATTTACGATGAAATCTATTATTTCTTTAACTTGAATGTTTGCGACTCGCATTAGTTGACCCCCTGCCCTGCTTTGTTTTCACTCACTGAAACACAAGGCTTTGTAGAATCTGGCGACGCTGGCAGGGAGTCGGCGCAAGGTTCGCCGGATGGGTAATATCGTGAACTCTATAAAGTGTTTCTGGGCAGCCTACCCACTGAGAGGTAAAGCGATATTTTAAAGATGTTTTATGATTGCTGATATTCATGGCTTGCCCTCCTTTTAATTGCTGTTTGGAGTTTTGCCGTGGGCATTGGTTATAAATACAGTTTTTGCAAAATTGATACCTGTATCAAACGGGCGTGTGTAGCCTGTTAATGTTTTTAGTGTTTTGGGTAATCTTGCTGATGAACGCATTTGTATAAAATCGGTCTGGTTTCTGACAACAGATTGAACAGCTGACCAAATGCGGGCGGAAATTTTTTGTGGTTTGGTGTGTATCATGGCTTGCGCTCCATGTGGGTTGATGAATGTTGAACGTTTTTCAACGTTGAATACATGACAACATAGAGTGAAAAGAAAATCAAGCGTATAGTTGTTTTAATTTCAACATAGGAAAAATTCCCATGAAAAACATAGAGAATTATTTAGACGATTTAAAGGAAATGACAGGCAGCGATTATCAAAGCGCTATTGCTTTAAAGGTTGATAGATCAGTAATTTCAAAAATGAGAAGTAGAAGCGCTATATCTGATGAAAATGCCGTAAAGCTGGCGGAATTAATAGGCGTTGATGCTGGTGAAGTGTTAGTTGCCGCAGCATTAGCGAGGAGCAAAGGCGCAGTAAAAGACGCATGGCGAAGCGTGGGAAAGCGGGCCGGAATCGGTAACGGTTCAGAAGAAAATGTATATTATGTTAAATATTTTGCTTATGCCGTCTGGCTTGATTTTTGCCGAAGGCGCACCAGCTATGGCGGAGCGCCTTTTGTGTTTATGGGATTTGAAAGAGATCAGCCTGGACGGATGGCACGGCGCACGCTTTCAGCGTGGCGTGCTGGTTTATCACGGTAAACGATGGACGCCTGACGCGTTGTTACGCTTGTCGGATGAATCCGACGCGCTACAACTGGCACAGGCCCAGCTTGCCACGTTTCGAACGTGGCGCGGGTTAATCACAGCTTTTGTGGATAAAGCTGTTAATGATGTCCGTCGATACCTTTACCGGCGAGGCTTGTCGTTGAATTGACGTTTTTTTAGTCATCGCTTGTTCGGGTGGGTCGAAAAGCGATTTCAAAGCCCCTCAAAACCCCCCTTTTTTCAGTCAAAAACACGCAAAAGCCCATGATGTTAGTTTGTAGTGTTTACACTTTACCGCGGGATTGATGGAAAACCCCTTTTCTATCAATAGCCTGTAAATCCTTGGAAGCCCTGTAGACCGCATTAGACCGTTACACTTTACCGCGGGATTCAGCGGTGAAGTGCGGGTGTCACTACACCCCGCACCTTCGGCAAGCTTTCGATGAATACAGAGAAACAGCCTCCGCGCAAGCTTGGCCTACGCTTCGCTACGGGTTGAGTTTTGTTTTTTAGCGCAATGGCATATATGGCCTGAAGCCACGCGCTAAAAAACAAATTATTTTTGATTTTGGGCAGATAAATAACGCCGTGAAATAGTAATAAAGCCAGTGGAATACGTTAAAAAGCTCACCAAATTCCGCGCAAAAAGCGCGCGAAAGTTGGCAATCTTTTTAACTCACCGATAAAAATGGAACTTTTAAAAACTAAAACCGAAAAATGATAGGCCGCTGGCCGTTTTTTACGCCCGAGAAAGGCTATCACTGTGATTTAACCCAGGGCCGGGCTATTTGGTAGCACAAAGGCACACGCGAAGAACTAAGGATTATCAGTGTTTGTGGCCGCGAAGCTGCTACACGGAACCAACTTCAAAAGCAGGTTTTTTAGTGAGTGGGGTATGGGTTGGGGCTGGTTCCCTGGCGGCGGTCGTTGGACTTGCTAAAGCTGGTCCAACTGCCAGAGAACCTAAATTTTACTAATAACCTTTTCGGAAACCTTTTCTGTTTTGTGTTGACCTGAGAACCTGGTTATTTTTTCCCCGTCGTATTCACAAGTTATTTCGAGATCGTTCAGACATTTAGAGTAATCAATTCTTACCGAGTCTTGACCATTTTCAATCAGGGCGATCATACGCCCTGATGCTATGGTGAAGACTCCGACAAGTCGCCACGTTTGGCTATAGATGCTTAAAGGTGGTTTTGTAGGTTGTGTGATGGCATATATAGCAGGTTGGGCAGTATGTTGGGTGGTGGCGATTTCTGGCGTTTTTTTGGCGGTCATTTTGTCGATATCGGCTGAGGTTTTATTAAAACCCCAAACCACGCCGACGATAAGAAAAGCCAAGAAACCTATACCGAACTTGAAACCCAGGCCGTTAAAAATCGTGGCATTGACCACGCCTTTATTGTCGATGGTTTGAGCGTTACCGGTTGAGAGCGTGTGGGATTTATACAGGTCGAAAATTTCTGGCTTGTATTTGCACTGATCGGAACGAATGAAGACGTTTTTCGGCCCGATGAAGCCTTTGACGCTGCCTTGATAGTAATCCCGTCTAAAGTGACCTTTTGCGCCGATGGCGGTTAGTTTGGTGCAGATAATGGTAGTTTCAACCATTGAACGGATAGCCGAGGCTATATCGTTTAGGTCTTGAGTGACTAGGATAATATCGGGTTCCCTTCCGGTTTCGTCAATATTGTGACGATGTTCTTTTATGAAGCTTAGTTGCTCCTTAGGTATCCCCGTCGCTTTTAATCCAGAAGGCCAGATTCTCCAAAGCTCATCAAGCAGAAATAAGGCGCTTTTAGGCTGTTCTAGCCATAGATGATTATTTTCTTTTTTTGCTAATTCTGTAAGGTCAATCGGGCGAACGTCGGCATCGGGATAACG